CGACATGGAATCGATCCTCGTCGGCACCAACCAGGCCAAGGCCGCCGGCGATGGGACCACCAACCCGCGCAAGACGGCCTCGGTCCTCTCCTGGATCAAGACCAACACCGACAAAGGCACCGCTGGCGGCGCAGCCGATCCTGCGGCGGCGGATGGTACCGGCACCCGTACCGACGGCACCCAGCGCGCCTTCACCGAGGCGCAGCTGAAATCCGTGCTGCAGAAAATCTGGAACAGCGGCGGCAAACCCGACACGATCTTCACCGGCGGGTTCAACAAGCAGGTGTTCTCGACCTTCACGGGGCGCGCCACGCCCACGGAGGACACCAAGGCCAAGAAGATCGTGGCCTCGGTCGACTTCTACGAGAGCGATTTCGGCCGCCTCAGCGTCGCGCCCAACCGCTTCATGCGGGCCCGCGATGTTCTGGTGCTGCAGACGGAGATGTGGGCGGTCGCGTTCCTCAACGGGCGGCGCATGGTCTCCATTCCGCTCGCACGCACGGATGATTCCGAGCGTCGCCAGATGCTCTCGGAATACGCGCTCGTGGCGCGCAACGAGAAGGCCTCCGGCGGCGTGTTCGACCTCACCACGTCGTAAACGCAGCGATCGGCGAGTCGCGCGAAGCGAGTAGCGAGTGGTCCCATTCGCTATTCGCAATACGCCTCTTTTCCTTTGCAGGAGAACACTTATGGCTCTTCCCGAACTCCATCCCGTCAGCGAAGCGGTCGTCTTCGCGCATTCCGCCCAGATCGGTGCCACGCCGGCCGCCGCCTACGCGCGCGTGCCGTTTCGAGGCAAGGTCCTCAAGCTCGGTGTCGTCCAGAGTGCGGCCGTGACCGGCACGGGAACCGTGGCGACCGCGGTGAATGGCAACGCGATTGCCGGCGGGTCGCTCGCGGTGACCGGCGGCGCGGCCGGAACCCTGTTCACCGCGGTTCCGACCGCAGCCAACGACGTCAACGAGGACGATGTCATCTCGTTCACGCCATCCGGCGCCACCGGCTCCGCGACCGGCGCTTTCTTCGCTCTGATCCGGAGGGCATAAATGCGCTGCTCTTCTCGTCTTGGAAACGCGCAGGACGTTGCGATTGGGGCGGCTTCGGCCGCCTCAGCTGCTTTCGGTGCCCAGACCTGTCAAATCCGGGTCGCGGCCACGAGTGCCTGCCGGGTGCGGATCGGCGACGGCACACCGACGGCGCTTCCGACCGACAGTTACTTGCCCGCCGACCGAGCGGAATACTTCACCTGCACGCCAGGCCAGAAGATCGCGGCCATCCAGGAAGCTGCGGCCGGCAAGCTCTCCGTTACGGAAATATCCTGATGCGCACCGATGTCCTGCTCGATCGCATCGACAAAAAGATCGTCGCGGTCATCACCCAGGACGTCGGACCGATCCTTGATCGCAACGTCGAACTGCGAGCACAGCCGCAGCGCAGCGATTTCGGCCGGCACGTCGCCACCATTCCCAATGTGATCCTGGTGCGGTGGCTCAACGAGGAATACGCGCGCGGCAATACGAAGCTCCGCATGTTCACGCCGGCGTTCAATGCGCTGGTGGCGCGCAAGCTGCAGGATCCGGATTGGAAGCATCTGCGGGTCGACAAATGAGCATCACGACTTACGCCGAGCTCAGGGCCGCGGTTGAGAACTGGCTTGACCACACGCTGTTCACCGCCCGGGTCCCGGAGTTCATCGCCCTGTTCGAGGCAACTGCCAACCGGCGTTTGCGCGTGCGGCAGCAGGAAGCCTCGACCGCGCTCACGCCGTCCTCCGGCGCGGTTGCGCTCCCGGGCGATTATCTCGCCTGGCGGCGGGTGACCTGGACGGGCTCGCCACGAGTGGAGCTGCAATACGTGCATCCGTCGTACCTGCAGGCGGCTTATCCGAGTTCGCCCTCGGATGTGCCGCGCATCTTTACGATCGAGGGCTCGACGCTGAAGGTCCGCCCGGTCGACGGCACCGCGCTCGAGTTCGACTATTTCCAGAAGATACCAGCGCTGTCCCCCGGTGCGGATAGCGGGACAAACTGGCTGCTCGCTGCACATCCCGATCTTTACCTGTTCGGCGCCCTGGTCGAAGCCGAAATGTTTGGGGTGAATGACGAACGCGCGCCGCTCTGGAAGGGTCGCCGCGACGAAATCTTCGACGAGGTCGAGAGGCTTTCCAACAGGACGCGCGGGGCCGGCACCATCCGCGTGATGGCGGTGACGCCGTGATGCTGCCGTTCGGTGAATACCGTCCCGACATTACCAATTACAATGGCGCGACCTCGCAGCGCGTTTCGAACGTGGTGGCACTCGCCGACGGCTATGGACCGTGGAAAAGCTTCGTTCCCTATTCCAACGCCATGCCGGGAGCGACGCCAAATCGCGGATTTTTCTACGCCCGCAAGTCCGACGGGTCGGTGGCGGCGTTCGCGGGCACGGTGAACAAGCTTTACCGGCTCAATGCCACCACGTTGTTGTGGGAGGATGTCTCAGGCGGCAGCTATTCTAACCTGCCAACCAGCTATCACTGGCAGTTTGCCCAGTTCGGCAATTTCGTCATCGCCGTGCAGCCGAATGTCTTGCCGCAGGTCTATGACCTCACGTCGTCGGTGACATTCGCCAATCTCGGCGGCTCTCCGCCACAAGCCTCCTATGTTGCCGTCGTCGGGCGCTTTCTGGTGCTGAGCGGATTGCTCTCGAATCCCTATCGAATCCAGTGGTCCGGGCTCAACGCCACGACGACATGGACTCCCGGGGTGAACTCGAGCGATTTCCAGGAGTTCCCGGACGGCGGCATCGTGCGCGGCGTCGCCGGCGGCGAGTTCGGCGTGATTTTCCAGGATGGCGTCATCCGCCGCATGGTCTACGCGGTCGGCGCGCCCTACGTGTTCCAGATCGACCGCATCGCCGAAGACAAAGGCTTGCTCGCCCCCTATTCGCTCATTCGCGCGGGGGACAAGATATTCTTTCTGGCCTCGCAAGGCTTTCACGGAATGATGTCCACCGGCCTCCCCGAGCCGATCGGGAAGGAGAAGTTCGACCGTACATTCTTCGGCGACTACGATCCCGCAAGCCTCCATCTGATCATCGGCGCCGCCGATCCAGAGCAAAGCCGGGTCTACTGGTCCTATAGATCGCTAACCGGAGCGTCGGGCTTCTTCGACAAGCTTCTTTGCTACGACTACGCGCTCGGCCGAGCTTCGGTCGTCTCCTTCATGGGAGAATACATCGCCACGCTTTCGCGGCCGGGGTTTACGCTCGAAGGATTGGACGCGGTTTCGCCCTCAATCGATGCCCTGGCATTTTCTCTGGACGATGTCGCGCTGTCCGCGCTGCCGAAAATCACGATCTTCGACAGCAATCACAAGCTCGGATTCTGCACCGGTGCCAATCTCGAGGCGACGCTCGACACGGCGGAGCAAACGCTGGACGGGTGTCGCGTCCGGGTGAAGGGCCTGCGCCCGATCACGGACGCGGCGACTTGCTACGGCGCGATCGGCACCCGCGAGAACATGCAGGACGCCGTGACCTACAGCGACGAGCAGGCTGTGAACAGCAAGGGCCTGTGTCCGGCCAACGTCTCGACCCGCCTGGCGCGCGCTCGTCTGCGCATTCCGGCAGGAGTGGCATGGTCGTTCGCGAGCGGCTTCGAGCCCGCCTTTGCGCAAGAGGGCAAGCGATGACCCGCCACCACTTCACTTTGTTCGGCTACGGCGGACTTGTCCGCCACAGCTCCTGTCGGAGTGCAGGCCGATGACCGTCGGCACCCTCGCGCCCAATGAAAAGGACCTCTACAAAATCGTCCACGTGGTGCGGCAATTGGCGGAGGGGCGCAGCAATATCTCCGCCGCGGCCGCCACCGCTCTCCTGCATGTCTTCACCGGCGACAGCGGCTCGGGCGGGGGACAGGGGCTTGTCCCGGCGCCGGAAGCCGGGGATTCCGCCAAGTTGCTGCGTGGCAGCGGTGGTTGGGCAACGTCTGCCCAGGCGACCGCGTTTCTCAGCAGCTTCATCGGTGATAGCGGATCGGGCGGCGTCAAGGGCCTCGTTCCGGCGCCCGCCGCCGGCGATGCACTCAAAGTGTTATTGGGTAACGGCACGTGGCGAACGCAGGGCATCAAGGCAGGCTCCCTGACTCGCGACATGGCGGCTGCGTCCGGTAACGTGTCGTATACCGGCATCGGTTTCACCCCCAACGCCATCATCTTCTTCGCCAACAGGAACGGCACTGCGGTCACCTCGTGGGGTTACACCACAGGCCCCGGCAACAACGTCTGCATTTTCGACGATAATGGCGATAGCGCCGCGACCTACGCCATCGCCGTCGACAAGTGCATGTATGGTGAGGTCGGTGGCGGCGGTAACAACCAGAAGGCGGCGCTGAGCGCTTTCGACGGCGACGGATTCACGTTGTCGTGGATCAAAACCGGATCGCCGACCGGTACGTTCGCCAGCATGTTCTTGGCGGCAAGGATATGAGCAATGCGGATTTGTACTCAACGTTCGACCGGAAAGCTGATCGAGATGCAGTCGTTGGCCACTCCAGGCACTCTGACCGAGAATGCCAAGCAAGCCGGCTATGATGAAAACGACATCGATGAGCATGAGGGAACCGGGGAGGAACTGCGGCGCTTGCTGGCCGAGAGTTCTAACCAACCGCGGCGGCCGACGTTGAATGATATCAGCGTGCGCAACTGAAACACCTGGTCGAAGGCCGATGACGATCGACGGGCAAGAGTGCCAGCTCGTCTGCATTCCACCTGATAAGGCCGTTCTTGTCTGGCCGCACGTCTCCGGGCTGATCCATGCTGCGATCAAGCGCGGCGATCTCAGCTCGTTCGGTCCGGTGGAGCAGAGCGTCCTGCGCGGCGATGCGCTGTTATGGCTCGCCTGGGACGGCGAGCGCATTCAAGCGGCGGCAGTGACAGAGCTGCATCGGACAGAATGGCGCAAGGTGTGCGTGGTCGTCGCCTGCGGCGCGCCAGGGCGTTCACGAGCATCAGGGCATTTACGAGCATCAGGGCGTTTACGAGCATCAGGGCGTTTACGCCCGTCTT